CCTGATGAAGTTTTAAAAGATGCAGGTATTTTTGTACGTGGAGAATTAGGAACAAAGGCTAAACAAACACAAGATACTTTATATGGTGAATTAGAAGCAACTGTCAAAGAATTCAATCCAAGAGTTGAGGTCAACACTTTTGTTGATGATGTAAGAAGTGAATTAGCTGTTAAACCTTTTCAAACAGTAGGAGACTTGCCTCAGGAATATACAATTCTAAAAGATTTAACTAAGCCTTTTGATGAGCTATTAGCCAAACTTGGTCCCCTATTAGAATCTGGACAAATTAGTACTATAGAATTAGATGAAGCAATAAATATGCTTAACCAACGTTTACTGCGTAATAAACAAAAAGGTGATGCACCTTTTGGACTAGCTCCACAATATAATCCAATTGATGAAACTTTTACATTAAGTGCTGATGAAATAGTTGGTTTAAAAAGAAGTATTGGAGAATCTTTAAATAAATCACTTAGAAATCCAAACACAAACTCAGAAAAAATTAGAAGATTATCTTTACTACAACATAAAACAGATCAATTACTCAAGTCAGTTCCAGAAGCAGTTGAACCTGTAGATAATTGGTTAACAAAATACAATACTGAATATAAAGATCTTTACGAACAAGGAGTAATTTTAAAGTTAAGAACAGAAACAGGAGATGGTAATTACAAATTACCCAATGAACGTGTAGGAGCTGCTTTTTTAGAAAGCCCAGAAACTTTAGATCAATTTAAAAATTTCTTTGGTGATAATCCTATTGCCATACAAGGAATAGAAAACGCCTTTTATGATACTATGATAAAAAATATTTTTAGGCCAACAGGAGTTATTGACAATGTAAAGCTTGATAAGTTCAAAGCAGATAACATTGAGATAATAAATAAAATGGATGAAATAATTCCAAATTTCAAAGCTGATCTTAACAGCAAAACTGATGTGGGTATAAACCTTGCAAATAAAATTAATGAACAGAATGCAAGATTAAATGTTGCTGGTACTATTGAGTTAGAAAATTTAGCTAAAGACAAAACATTATTCAGAGGAATTACTTATAAGAATGCTGATGATATGGTAAAAAAAGCATTAGCAGATCCTGATGATATGGAAAAAATTGTAACTGCTATAGCACAAAATGATCCTGATGGAATCATACTTCAAGCTTTTAAAAAAGAAATATTTAAAGATTGGTCAGCCCCAATTATGGTTGATATCAGAAAAGGTAAATATCCAAAGTATGACAAGATGAATGATTACTTAGATAAAAACAAAGATTCTTTTCAAACATTTTTTAATTTAGTAAATGATCCTCAAGGTTTTGAAAGACTTAAATTAATTACGAGTGCTTATGAAAAAGCAGGAGCTGTTCCCTTTCCTATAGGAAGAACCGATCCTGAACAATTAAGAGATGTAGTAAAAAGCGTATTGGGCACAGGATCACCACAAATTCTTTCACGTTTCTTTGCAGTGGCTTCTGGTCGTACAGGAATTAAATTTGTTGCTGGTGAATTGTTTGCTAGGATGTTAAGACAATTGAGCATTAGAAAAAGAAATGAATTAATAGCAAAATCTTTATACGACAGGGAGTTTTCTGAATCCTTAGTCAATATGATTGTTGGACAGGATCTTAAATCAAGAGATATAGAAAAGATGATTGGATTCTTAGGACAAATTGGTGGAATGATGACTGACGGAATTGAACAAGATATTAATATGGAAGAAGCTGATAGTTTCAAAAAAAGAAGAGAAGATGAAATTGCAAGGACTGTACCTGGAGATCAATCACAAGCAAATATTCCAGTACAACCTGTTTTAAGTTCTCCTACCATTAGCCCCGCATCAAGCTTGAATCAAGTCTCTATGGCGTTTTTACCTCCTTTGAGAGGTGGTGGTCAAACATCATCAAGAGGTCAGGAAGTGTTTGGAGCTACTGATACAGTCTTTGGCTAGTTTAAAATTTTTTTTAATAGGTTGGGTGTGTATTGGTTTAGGAGTAGATCAAAAATGTTTAAGAATGGTTTCCGAAGTAGATTTTCCAAATTACGAACAATGTAATGAATATTATAGTTTAGTAACAAAAGATCTCCAAGACTTAGACACTGTAGAAATTAATTTTACTTGTGTCCAAGCTGGAGTATTGGAGGATGTTTTATAAAGTTCTTCTCATATAGCTAGGTAATTTACCTTCTGCTTTATAATGTTTGTATGCAGCTAACCAATCTTTTTTATATTCAGCTTTTATAAACTCTTTCAACGCCTTATCTGCGTCAGGCTCTAACGTAAAAAAGTTTCCAAATGATTTTAAAATATTCAACATAAGTAAATACTTATTTTATTTTTTATTAAAATTTTATTGTTGTTTTTGCATAACAGCTATGATTAAATATATCCCATAGGGTAGCAACTTATTGTATGTGTATATAAGGCAAAAAATCACTATTTTTTAAATAGTAATATTAACTGTTGTTACCCTATACTAACCACGACTTGAGCTCTTCACCCATTACTTCAGATGATATATTTATTTTTTTGCGAAGAGATTTAATAATTTTTTCATCTACAGTTTTTTCTGTGACTAAATCAATGTAAGTACACTTTTTGGTTTGACCAATTCGATGGACTCTTTCTTCTGATTGAACTCTTATCTCTAAATCATAAGAATTACTAAAATAGACAACTGTATTACTTTCTGTAAGAGTTAATCCATACCCTGCTGTACGAGGATTTGCTACTATATATTGCAATTTACTATTAGGATCTTGAAACTCAGTGACTATATCTTGTCTTTCTGAATCTTTTGTATCTCCATAAAAACCCATGGCTGATTCAAAGCCATAAATAGATCGTATTTGTTTTAAAATACTCTTGATGTCATGACGATAATTAGCCCAGATAACTACTTTTTGTCCATCAGCTTCTTCTAATATTTCCATTAGAGCTGAGTATCTATTATTTTCAATGGTTTGAGGATCACCATTAGAATCAATTATAAAACCACAACATATCTGTTGAAGCTTTGTTATCTGTGCAAGTACAGTTGTAACATTTACGAGATCATCATTAATAATGGTCATCGCTTCACGCTTCATTTCATCATAAGCTTTTTGTTGTTGAGGAGTTAGTTCAACTAATCTTTTAACATAAACTTTATCAGGTAAATCAAGACAATCTTTTTTTAAAACTCTTGAGGAATGTTTTTCTAATTTTTTATTTAATTCATCTAAATTTTTATAATCTACTACTTGTTGAAAACTATGAGAGGCTGTTGATCTTGTTTGTAAAATAGCGTACCGGGAGCGAAAGGCATAATAACTATCGTATTCAAGAACATTAGGATGTAAAAATTGACATTGTGAAAATAAATCTAAGGGTGATTTAGTGACAGGCATACCTGATAACAAACGTCTTTTTTTAATTAGTTTTCTTAAATTTAAAATGTTTTTAGTTTGTAAAGCCTGAGGATTTTTAATCACAGTGCTTTCATCAATTGCCATTAAACAGTTGTTTTCCTGAAGCACTTTTTTAGTAAATTCAATACCTTTTCTTGTTCTAAATGCTTCAATATTAATTACAAAAAACTTTAATTTTTCATTCTTTTCAAACAATTTTCTCAATTGTTTTTTGTTTTTCATACTTGTGGAATTAGACCAAACAACAATATCATGATCAATTTCATCATTAATATGTTTAGGTATCTCTAATTGAGACCAATTTCTATACACACCTTTAGGGGCTACAACAATACCACAATTAATTTCTTTTTGTTGATACGCAATACACATATCATCTATACACACCTTTGATTTACCTGTACCCATTTCCATAAAAAAGGCATAGTAATCTTTGTTGTGAGATTTACTTAATGCATCTAATTGGTGTTGGTATGGTTGAGTTTTAAAGGTAAACTCATTAACACTTGCAAATTTCATATTCTCCCACTATATTATAATAAAGGAGATGTTCAAATGGAAAATCAATCTGAAATTCTAGCACAACTAGAAGAAGACCTTCAGGATTTTAACTCCAGTGAAAAAGATCAAAAGTCACTTTCAGAGGCTGTCAAAAAGCTTATTCAATATGATCAAGCGATTGAATTGAAAGAAAGTGAAACTAAATCTTTGAAAAAATCTAGAGATAAGATATCGGAAGAAATAATACCAGGAATCATGGATGAACTTGGCTTATCTAAGTTAAAATTAGATAATGGTTTACTATTAACAATTGTAAATGATATCCGTGCTCATATTAGTGAAGCTAACAAATCTGCTGCCTATGAATGGTTAAGAGATGCAGGGCTTGGCACTATTATTAAAAATCAGGTTGCAGTGCAATTTGATAAGACACAAGATGCTGAAGCAGTTGCCCTTAAAGAAAAACTTAACGCTGAAGGACTTCCTGTATTACATACAGAAACAATTCACGCAGGCACGCTGAAGTCTACTTGCAGAGAGGCCGTAGAGAAGGGTATTAGCATACCAGAAGACCTCTTTGGATTATACATTGGCAAGAAAACCAAAGTTTCAAAAACCTAAGGAGGTAATATGGCGAAACGAAAAACAACACCTAAGAAAAAGGGTGCAGTGGCTACCAAAGACGCAAATACAGAAGTAGCTACTTTAAATATCGATTCATTTCTTGAACAAAACGCAGGAGATGGTTCGCAAAATATTGGTTCTAATGATTTAGAACTACCAAGACTAAAATTATATCATGGTAATGCTAAAGATGCTCCTGATGAAATATCAAAAGCTGAAATTTATCATAATATATCACAGAAAGTTTGGAAAAAGACTGAGGGAATAAGAATTATTCCTTGTGCTTTTATCAAACAATATACTCATTGGAAAGAAGTTGAAAAAGGTGGTGGTTTTTTAGGAGCCTATGATTCTTCTTCTGATATTTTAACAAAGACCAAAAAAGTAGAGTCAAAAGATGTTTATATAGAAAACGGTGAATTGACCGATACTTATATAAGAACTGATGGAAACTTTTTTGTGTTATTTGAAGATGAAGAAGGAATATGGAAGCCCGCTCAAATATCTATGTTTTCTACAAATTTCAAGAAAGCAAAGTTATTGAATACCATGATTAAATCACAAGTTATGGAAGGTAAAAATGGTCCTTTTACACCACCCGCTTATGCATACATTTACAGGCTTAAAGGTGAACTTGTAAAAAAGGATGCTATGTCTTGGGCAGTTTGGGATATATCTTTAGAAGATTCTGTTAAAGATGTTGAAGTCTTACAGGACGCTAAAGTATTCTCACAATCTGTTACAAAAGGTGATGTAGTAGTCAAACCTGAAGTAGAAGTGGCAGAAACAAATAGTGACAATGAAGACTCAGGTATGATATAAAAAGTTTGGGGGCGGTTTCTTCTTATTCTCTCCTTTCTTCCCCGCCCCTAATTGCCCTACATGATCGATAAGTTTAAACAAATATTTGAAGGTCTTAATCGTGCCTATGGAATCTTTATTATTTCAGGTGAAGTATCTGATAAAAATAAAGTCAAAGGTACGGGTAAGGTTGTTCAAGAACCTATCACCGATGTAAATTGGCAAAAGCATTTGAAAGGAGAGGGAGCATCTCTCGGAGTTATTCCTATTAATGATGATAGTAAGTGCAAGTGGGGTTGTATTGATGTCGACGTTTACCCTCTCGATCACAAGAAAATCTCACTATCACTGAAAGAAAAAAAGATACCTCTTACAGTTTTTAGGTCTAAATCTGGGGGATGCCATTTATTTTTATTTACAACTGATTTTATACCAGCAGTAATGATGAGAAAAAAATTACAAGAATTTGCATCGTTACTTGGTTATGCCTCTAGTGAAATTTTTCCTAAACAAATTGAAATTAGAACTGATAGAGGTGATACAGGAAACTTTTTAAACTTACCTTACTTTGAAGGTGAAAACTCTATGCGATATGCATATGATGAAGACGGCAATGCACTGAAGCTTTCTCAATTTTTAGATTATTATGATGAAGTTGCCGTTGATCCAAAAAAATTCTCAAAGCTGAAAGCTAAGGAAAAAAATACTAGCGATACTCCCCTTAGCGATGGGCCTCCTTGTCTACAAACTATGATGACTTTGGGAATACCAGAGGGTGGTCGTGATGAAGCTCTATATCAATATGCTGTCTATGCGAAGAAGAAATGGAATGATGAGAACGTATGGTCACAAAAAATTGATGAGTTTAATAGAGACTTTATGCAACCACCCCTGAGTAGTTCACAGGTAATGAAGACAATTAACCAACACAAAAAACAAGAGTATCAATATAAATGTAAAGTGCCTCCCATGTGTAATCATTGTAATTCTACAGAATGTTCTGTTCGACAATTTGGTATTGGTGAAGACTATGCTTCACAATTATCTGATCTAAGAAAATATCAATCAGATGATTCTATATGGTTTATGAACATTGATGGAAAACCTATTGCATTAAATACAGATGAATTATTTTCACAAAGTTTGTTTTTAAAAAGGTGTATTGATGAAATTAACATTATTCCTTTTCCAGAACCCATGCCTCAAAAGAAATGGATACGATTGTTAAATGAATTACTTTCTAAAGTACAAGTTATTGAAATGCCAAGAGAGATAACAAAGGTTGGAAGATTTGATAATTTATTAAATTCTTTTTTAGATGAAACTCCTGTCGCTGATACAAGAGAACAGATAAAACTAGGAAATGTTCTTTTTGAAAAAGATGAAAAGAGTGAACAAACAAAAGCATATTTTAAAATGGAATTTTTAATAAATTATGTGGAAGAAAAGAAAAAATTTAAAGGCATGTCTACAACAGAAATGTCTGCTCACATTAAGTTAAAGAGAAGTGGTGGGCATCACCGATTATCTATTAATGGTAAAACAGAATTTGTTTGGATGGTGCCTTATGAAAGATTACAACAAACAAGTTTTTCTGTACCTGATATGGATGACGGTTCGGAGGCGTTGTTGTGAAAAAAGGACCTAAATTATGGGGAACAATGTTTAAAGGAACTAATCATTGTTTAAATTTTAATATTAAACTCATTAAGTTGGAGGCAGAAATAATAATTTCAGACGAAAACAATTATCACACTAAAAGAAAATTTGATGAAGTAAATCTTACTGCAAGATCAAAACAAGAAATTCAAGCTCTTATTTTTGAAGACTATGAAAGAAAAATCATTGCTCAATATGTAAACAAAAAGGATAGTAAGGATGAAACATAAACCAACTTATGAACATTTTGATCACAGAGGTTCTGTAAAATATAAATTGGAACGAGCCAAAAGAAAACGTGCAAGAGAACTTGCTGAAAAATTATTAGGTAGAAATTATTTTACTAATGCTCAAGCTTTAGTTTTAGAAAGTGCAATTCAATTAAGTAAGAAAAGAGACAATGTATAAACAACATTTGAAAGGAATGATCTCCCATCAATTTGCTTTGGTATGGTTAGCTGAACATGGCTACATTCCCTTTGATAATATTTATAAAATTGGTCCTGTAGATATCATTGGGTTTCGTCAGGGATCAGTGCATCTCTTCGATGTTAAGACAGAACGATATTATTCTGATAAAGTTAAAGTATCTCGACACAGGGGTAGACGTATTTATTCCAAGAAGTCAGATGAACAAAAAAAATTAGGCGTTAAATTTATTTACGTCACAGAAAATGGAGACTGTCACATTGTCTAAAAAAATAATTTTCGGACCTCCTGGTACAGGAAAAACAACAAGGTTATTATCTATTGTTGAAGAAGAATTAGCTAGGGGCGTTCCACCTGATCGAATTGCCTATCTTGCTTTTACACGCAAAGCGGCTCAAGAAGCAGTGGAACGAGCTGGTAATAAATTTAATCTTACCAAAAAAGAATTAATTTGGTTTCGCACTATTCATAGTTTTGTTTTTAAAAATTTAAATTATAACTCCGATGAAGTTATGACACCTCAGCACTATCGAGAATTGGCTGAGGTAATAAAAGTTCCCCTCCTCAATGTCACTTCAGCTGATGAAGTTGGCGTATCTGTACACAATAATGAACATCTTCGTGTCTATGATTTATCCAGAGCGAGGGGAACTACATTAGAAGATGAATACAATCGCTTTGGTCGTATTGATGGTGGCTTTTTTAAAACAAAGTACGTCATCGAATCATTGATCAAGTACAAAGAAACTATGAACGTGAAAGATTATACGGACATGCTCATGGATTTTGTACAGATCGGGACATCACCAAAGCTAGAAGTATTAATTGTTGATGAAGCACAAGACTTGTCGTGGTTGCAGTGGAACGTGATTAACAAGATCATGGCTCACGCCACACGAGTCTATGTAGCGGGAGATGATGATCAAGCTATCTTCGATTGGGCGGGAGCTGATAGTGGTCGTTTGGTTGATCTTGATTGGGAAACAGAAGTGTTAAATCAATCATATCGTGTACCGCAAACAAATCATGAAGTAGCAGATCGTTTAGTCCAAAGAATTCAACATCGAAAACAAAAGCTTTGGAAACCTAGAAAGTATCGAGGTTTTACGCAATCCTATGCTTATAAACTCAATGCAAGTAGTTTTGATCATGGTGAGTGGCTTATCTTAGCTCGTGCTAATTATTTATTAGATAATATAGAACACGACTTAAAACAATTTGGACATCACTTTATTCGAGGTAATCAACCAAGTGTCAGTTCCAAACTTTTAAAAGCAATTGAAACATGGGAAAAACTTCGCACAGGTCAAGATGTAGAATTTTCTGATGTTAAAGATTTGTATTATTATATGTCTGTTGGTAATCGTGTTAAGCGAGGACATAAAACTTTAAACATTCAAGTTCTTCCGGGACAAATGTTTTCAATGAAAGACTTACAACAAAATCACGGTTTAGTAGCTCATGCAAATTATCCTTGGCATCATGCCCTTGATAAAGTAAGTGAGAATAAATCTTTGTATGTAAAGACGATGCTACAAAAAGATGAAACAATGCTGACAACTCCGCCTCGAATAAAACTCAGCACGATTCACGGATCAAAAGGTGGAGAAGCTGATCATGTGATGTTATTAACAGATCTGTCAAAGAAGACAGAAGATAAACTGCTATCAAACATTGATAGCGAAAGGAGAGTATTTTACGTGGGAGCAACAAGAGCAAAAAAATCATTACACATTATTAGAGCCGAAGGCAGTAGAGAATTTACGGAGATATTTCAATGAGAATAATTTATCAAGACGGAAAACTATTAGTAAGTTTAACAAGAGACGAAGTAACAAAAGTTAATAATGAGATAGGTAATCCTGTTGAATTAGACATTGGTAATCTACCGATGCTTCATGAAGATATTACAAAAGCGGCAACTTATTATTTAAAACACATGCAAGTAAAAAAAGAATTATCAGAAAGCAAACAAGATGAATGATAACAAATTTCCAAAAGCAAAAACAGCACCTCCTGAATGGATGCCTCCTCAAAGTGTTCCAGATTTATCTTCGGCTTCTTGTATTGCAATTGATGTTGAGACTAGTGATCCGAATCTTAAAAAATTGGGTCCTGGATATTTCCGTCAAGACGGCTTTGTTGCGGGAATATCTCTTGCCGTTGATGGTTGGACTGGTTATTTTCCAATTGCACATGAAGGCGGTGGCAACTTTGATTTAAATATCATTCGTGATCCTTTACAAAAAATCTTCAATTCTGATTGCCCTAAATTATTTCATAATTCTTCCTATGACATAGGGTGGTTAGAGGCTGAGGGCTTTTCCTTGCGTGGTCGTATTAAAGATACAATGATCATGGCACCTTTAATCGATGAAAATCGAACCTACTACTCCTTGAACTCACTAGGTTATGACTACGTTGGGGAAACGAAAGATGAATCAGCACTAAGAGAGGCCGCTACAGAATTTAATGTTGATGCGAAAAGTGAAATGTGGAGATTACCTCCGATGTATGTAGGTCGCTATGCGGAACAAGATACAGTCTTAACATTGAAATTATACAATCGTTTAATGCATGAAATTGAAAAACAAGAGTGCACCCATATTCTTGATTTAGAAGAACGTTTAATCCCTGTGACCTATGCCATGAAGAAAAAAGGGGTGCGTATTGATGAAGAAAAACTTTATAACCTTGATGCTGAATTATTAGCGGAAGAAAAAAGACTGATAGCGAAGATAAAAAAGTATGTGGGTTTTGATGTCGAGATTCACGCTGCAAGAAGCGTTGCCAAAGCTTTTGATCATTTAAAGCTACCCTATCCTCGCACCGAAAAATCTAATGAGCCTTCGTTCCAAAAGAATTTTTTAAATACCCATGTCCATGAGTTTCCCCAGATGATCGTTCAGGCCCGTGAAGTTTATAAAACGAGAAATACTTTTTTAGCGGGTATGAAAAAACATATTTGTAAAGGAAGAGTTCATGCATCGATTAATCAGATGAAGGGTGAAGACGGAGGAGCGGTGACAGGGCGTATGAGCTATTCTAATCCTAACCTTCAAAACATTCCAGCACGTGATAAACGTGTTGCACAAATGATTAAAGGTGCGTTCTTACCTGAGGAAGGAAAGAAGTGGCATGTGTTTGATTACTCGCAACAAGAACCACGCATCTTGGTTCACTATGCATTAAGTTCCAAAGGTGGTTTGACCGGTAGTGAAGATGTTTTAACCAAATACAATGAAGGCAGTGAAGTAGACTTTCATCAAATGGTAGCGGACATGGCTGATATTACTCGTGAAGAAGCGAAGAGTATTAACTTAGGTATTATGTATGGTATGGGTAAAGGAAAAATGGCTACTGACTTAGGCCTCGAGATTCAAGACGCAGAAGTAATATTAAAAAAGTATCATCAATCCATTCCTTTTGTCAAAGAGCTACAAGACATTGCTATGCGTACTGCTAGTAAACATGGACATATCCGAACTCTGTTAGGTCGTAAATGTCGATTTCCTTTATGGGAACCTAATCGCTTTGGAATTAATAAAGCTCTTCCTCACCCAGAAGCAGTTGTCGAATATGGTAATGACATTAAACGTGCCTTTACGTATAAATCCTTGAATAAATTAATTCAGGGGAGTGCCGCTGATCAAACGAAACAAGCTATGCTGACTTTGTTTGAAGAAGGTATTGTTGCCGATATTGCAATCCATGATGAACTTGATATATCTCTTGAAAACTCCCAAGAAGTTGATAGAGTACGAGAAATTATGGAAACTTGCGTGGATAAGTTAAAAGTTCCTAGTGTCGTAAATGTTCGAGTAGGAAAAACTTGGGGTGAAGCTGGTAAATAAAAGAAAGTAGAAAGCCGAGAAAAAAATGACTGATATAAATAAATATAAATCTGTTGCCGTAAATAAGCCAGGATATGAAAAATTAGCTGAGATTAAATTAAACACTCATATTCCTATTAATACCTTAGCTGATAAAGCTATAGAAATGATTTATGAAGCATGGGAAAAAACAGGAAAAAAGTACATACCAAGTCTCGACGAAAAATCGAATTAAAAAAGAAATACGATTGTAGCCTTTGTAAAGATACAGGGGAACTTTATGTTCCTATTTATGAAACGTATATTTTGGTGAATTGTCCATGCCTCAAGGTTGATGTGGAAGTGGAGCTAGAGGTAGAAGAGCAAGGGAAAAGGGACAAGGATCACGCCTCACGGCTCAAGAAAAAACTAGGCAAAACTCTTCATTAGTGATATTTATTTCTTATGAGTATATTTGGAATTGCTAAAAAAGGACTTGGTTTATTAGGTCGTAAAAAAAATGACGAAGGTGCCAAAACTTATGTTGAAAAAGGTAGACTTGGTCTTTCACCAGCTGGTCTAAGATACTATGAGACTAGTGGCTTAAAAAATACATATGCTAAAATGGACAAAGCTATTAGAAAAATTGAAGAGAAGAAAAATGGTGGTCTTGTTGGTGGTCAAAAAAAATTAGACAAGAACAAAGACGGTAAAATTACAGGTGCGGATTTTAAAATGATGAAAAAGAAATCCACTAAAAGAAAAAAGAAGTAATGTCTCGTCCTGGTCTTTATGCTAACATTCATGCGAAAAGAAAACGTGGAGAAAAAATGAGAAAAAAGAATTCAAAAGGTGCTCCCACCGCTAAAGCTTTTGCTAGAGCAAAGCAAACAGTAAGGAAAAAATAATGGCTGAAGAAAAGAAAAAAACAGGAATTAAAGAAAAAATAGGTCTATTTCTGGACAAAACTTTCACTTTTGGTGGTGGTTTGCAATATGATAATGACATAGTAAACAGTGCTCAAGAGGCCCTTGGTGTAGATAGTTGGAGAGATATAGATACACAAGAAGACTTCGATAATTTCAAAACAATTATTCGACAAATGCAGAAACAAAAAGACTCTGGTGATGTTCCAACAACAGGAAAAACAGGTGGAGTTGTGATTAAGATGAAGAGGGGTGGAATGGTATCTAAAAATACCTCAAAAACCCGTTCTAAGCCTCGTGTGGCAGGTCGTTTAGCTAAACGTGGATACGGCAAAGCCTATAAAGGCTAGACTTCTTAAAACGATTATTTTCAATATTGTGTAATGGTGTAAGACAAAGGTAATAGTCATGTAATGGCTACTATTGTTGATTTATATATAATATATATATAATATTACTTGATTACGTGAAAAAAATGAAATGAAAAAATTTTTTATATATATATTATTGTATATATATCTATATAGATAAAAAAATGGAAGAAGATATAATTTACTGTCCACTTTGTGGACTTGATATAGAAGAGGATTGTGATTGCTAATGTCAAAACAAATTGGTGATATAAAAGATGATGAAGGTCTAACTAGAAAACAAAGAGCCTTTGCTCAATACCTTGTTCAAGAGAATGGCAGAGCTACTCCCACTGAATGTGCGAAAATGGCTGGATACTCAGAGCACTCAGCTACCCAAATAGCTTGTAATTTACAAAATCCTAAAATGTATCCTAAGGTTGTAGATTTTATTGATACCCTTACAAAAGAATATTCTAAAGCTAGTAAAATTGAATTTCAAAAACATGCCAGAGAAATGGCAAGATTAAGAGATATGGCAGTTGAGGAAAAACAATATTCCGCTGCGATTAATGCAGAATATAGAAGAGGCCTCTTAGGTGGTTTTTATGTTGAAAGAAAAGAAGTTGTTACTGCTAGTCTTGACAATATGTCCAGAAAAGAACTTCAACAAAAATTAGAAAATCTAAGAAAAGAAAATGAATTAATTCAAGACGCAGATTATTCTGAAATTGAAGATCAATCAGATATTGACAAATCCCAATAAGTTGTAATATATTCTTTTTTAATTGCACTTTGGCAAGTGAAGGAGAGAACAATGGAACTACATACACATATACTAAAACTTGAAAAAGAGCTTAACGTTTTAAATACAATACAAGAAGTAAACAAAGCACTTGAAAGATTAAGGACTGCGATAGAGACCTATGAAGCCATGGGTTATGACATCAATAATTATAAACCATTTTTAGATAACTATCCTTTTGGAGTTTCTTTTTGTGAAGTGGGTATAGATTGGGGGGATACAAATGAAGATAGTAAAGATTGATAGACAGGCTTGGAAAACCTTCAAACATTTTCTTAAAACTGATGATGAGTTTAATACAAAATGGAACATACCTCTTTATGACTGTAGAGGTAATTCTTATGATCGAAAAATATTAAATAAATTATATTATGAGCAATATTTAGATTGGTATTTTCAAGTAAAAAAAGTTTGCCCAGGAGGACTAAGTTATGAAAGCTAAAGAAGCATTAGAAGTTTTTTATAAAAATTTTGAATTATGGAAAGCTAATAATTATCTTGATACAGAAGAAGATGAAAATATTAGAGAGGCTTATACAGTTTTAGAAGAACTTGTTGATGAAAAAGAAGGAGAGACATAAAATGGAATACAAAAAAAATATTTTTTATACACATTACTTAAAAAGACAAGGCAAGATATTTAAAGATCTAGCTTATTTAGGGCATAATCAAAGAATTGATATGTTAGAGGATTTTAAAAAAATGAAATATGATTTTATAGATTGGGCTAAAAAAGATAATCACAGTTCTTTAGAAGATAAGCAAAAAATAATTGCGTCAGGTCGTAGATGTATAAAATATTATGATAAGTTAATTTCTTATATTAGGAAAAATCCTGATATTGCCGTAAGGAGATAATAAAAATGAAAAATTATAACCTATCACTTTCCATAATTACTAAAATATTGGAAGATCAATTAAAACAAATTACAGAGGCGAGTAAAAAAGAAATTTTGTATGAATACAATGCTGATAAAACTAAAGACCTTGTAATGAACAAAACAGTCGCAGATGTAGAATTTTATGTTGCAGACACTATAGCGAGTAAGTTAGAAAATTTACAAACAAATCTAATTTTAAAAGGAGAATAAAAATGCCGACTTATAAGGTAAGAGTTTATGAAGCTTATGCTAAAACCTTTATATTAAACGCAAAAACACAAGATGATGCTAGAAAAAAAATAGAAGATAAAGGAGCTATGTACTTTGATAAAAATAATGATAGATCAATACAAGCTGACAAATCAAAGATTGAAGAATTTAGAATTGAAGAAGTAGAGGAGATACGATAATGAATTGGCTTATAGAAAAATTTGCAAAACTAATTGACTTTTTGTTTTTTGGAAATAGAAAGTAAATAACGATCTTTCACTCATAAACCCCTGATAAATACTTCAGGGGTTTTTTTATTTTAGGGTATTGACATCCTAATATATCTCACTATCTTATAATCATGCGTAGTGAAAAACAGACTAAAGTAGTTGAGCCTGAAGTAATTGATCAGGCAATAGATTGCTCTATGGGACTGCCTACGCTTTCTAAAAGTTTCTATATGGTACAGGCAAGAAAAGAAACACCAGACCATGTTTCAGTACGGGAAAAATGTTTAAATTATTCCTGTCCCAAGGAGTCAAGCCTTGTGGGTATAAACAAAGCCATATTGAAAGTGAAGAATTTTGGCAGAGGTATATGTAAGCTGATTTTCTTCATTAGGGTTGTATGCTTATCCGAAATTCTGCTGGTAGACGGAGCAGTAGAGTACAATCCTTGATCACGAAATGAGGGAGCGTTTGATAACTTTTATTCCTATCCTTACTTTTATTCCCCTAATAGTAAATCGTTCCCTCATTTTTTTAAAAACTTTATTTACAAGATTGACTTTTAGATATTTTTTTGGTTATAATATCCCAACTAATTAAGATAAGGAGTATCAAATGACTTTAATTAAAATAAATAACAAGCATAGAGATAAAATCTTAGCTGAATGGTCTAAGATTGTCTTACAAACAAAAACACCTATGAGAAAAAAACTTGATGTAGCAGTTAGTAATTTTTTAGCATATAGAACTAAAGCATATCAAATAGCAACCAATATGGTGTATGGTCAAATCTCTCATTCTGATTTGGAAACATTTAGAAAATTTAAAACAACTTCGAAAGTAAGTCATCTTTATGCAAAAACAACTTTTGATGTTGAACAAAAGGAAAGCTATCCACTTGGAAATAAAACTGTGATGAAGCCTTATCATTTTGATTATTCAGATAAATGTTTGGATTTTAATTTATCAACTGATCAGGCAGTAGCATTGCATTTTGATGAATTACTACAACAAGATTTAAATCCTTTTTGTCTAAATGTCTTTTCGTCTAATATTCCTAATAGTTTTCAAAAACCAAGAAACGATAGTAATATGGGTGATAAAGTATCTACATGGATTAGAAATAATTGCCCTGTTGTATTTTCGTATTATTATGATGATAAAAAAATTCCTAATCCTTTTTATTTTGAAGTGCCAGATATAAGTAGCCATAAGTTAGATTTTAGGGTTAAAACAAAAAAGGATTTTAATTTCTTAAAAGAATATGTGAAGACAAAGGAACACTTAAATTTATCTGTAAAAAAACTTCTTGAAGAGCATTATACAAATTTAACAAAAATGCGTGAGTATTTAAAAACTTGTAAAGATACTAATGATGTTAAGAAAGTTTGGAACGATTTTAATCATACAATTTTAAATGAAAAAATTGGTAAATCTCTTTCTATTGTATCTTCAGAACTTGTTGATGATCTTAAAGGATTAATGGAGTTAAGATAATGAAAACAATAATTAATGAAAATGGAAAGCCTGAAGGATATGAAATCGAATTAACCCCTATCGATAAATCAGCTATGAATTTAATAGTAAAAGAACATGCTGATCTTACCCTTTGCTTACAAGAACTCGATAATTGGATAATGGCATTAAAAGAAGTCCAAGAAGAAACTTTATCAAAAGACGCTCAAGTTGAAGTAGCTAATATTTTAGAAAAGCATGATTGTTATAGTTTAGTTAGAGATTTATCTGATTAAAAAGCTTGAATTTTTTCTAGTATCCTATTATTCTGGGATACTAGATTAAAGGGGAATAAAATGAAAAAAACTTATAATTTATACACAGATCAAAAAAACGCATGGTTAGAAGTTCCTAGCATGGATGTTGTTTACTTAGATATTTACAAAAAAATAAGCCCATTTTCTTATTTTGCAAAATATGTTGATAGTAATAATAACAATGTAATGGGTAAGATTTATTTAGAAGAAGCTTTAGACCTTACTTTATTTGAACAAGCTTATAAAAAAGCATTTAAAGAAAATCCAAATATTAAAGAATTACCTTATTCAAAACCTATTAGAGAATTTGATAGATTTGATGAAAAACAAATTATTGTTGAGAATAATTTTAAACTTGGTGATTTTGTTTTTTGTAATGCATTTAGAAAAAGAGATTATGTAAAATGGAAAATTATAAAAATTGGTAAACCTCATTATCAATTTACGGATAGATATGGCAAACATCCTATTTCTATTAAAATTAAACAAAGCACTAAAAAATATCATGACGGAAGTGAGTGGGATGTAATCAATAATCCTAATATTAAAAATGTTTTTAATAATCAGCTTGAACCTTATTTTAAAATAGAGGCTAAGAAATTTTGGGATGAAGCAATTCAAAGGTGGGAAGCAAATGTCTAAAACAATTCAAGAAGTAATCAGGGAAGTAAAATATTTAAAAATACAACGTCAAAACCAAGATGACATTATTGAATTGAAAGAAGAAATTAAGTCTATCAGCACAGATTTAGAAAATCTTGCTCAAGCTAGTTTAGATTTAGTTAAAAAAATTAATTCTGATAACGAGGAAGAAAGAGAAAATCTTGAAGAATATGAAAATAAACAATTAGGAAAAAAATATCCAAATGTTTATAAAGATTTCGCTGAAGAAGAGGAAGAAGAAGAGAAAGAAGAAGAGGAAGAGGAAGAAGAAGAAGAAGAGGAAGAGGAAGAAGAAGAGGAAAGCCAAGACGCAATAATAGATCCAAAAGTAGAAAGCACGTCAAACCTTGAATATGATAATAGTAATAGCGACTATGAGAAATGGCAAAAAGAAGAAAGAAGATTAATAGAGCTTTTAGTACCTGAAAAATATCATAAAAAAGATGATAACGAACTATCAATTATAAACCCTGAAATAATATCTTTTGATATACCAAAAACATGGAAAGTAGATTTTAAAATAAAATATATTCCATTAATAAATGATAGATATGTCGGTGTCTTTGATTTTGAATATAACATTGGTGGGAGTTTTTCACCAATAGTTATTCAATCAAAACATCATAAAAGTTTACAAGAATTAAAAAATTACTTCATAAAAATATTTTTAGAAGTGGTGCAAAACGATAGAGCAAGGGGCGAACACATGACAAGTCTGGGAAAAAATGCGTCAGGAATATTTAAATATTTTGATAAATATACAAAACTTTTAATACCTGATGAAAATAAAGAAGTCGAAGAAAAGCCCAAAATAAAACCTAAGAAAAAGCCCAATAAAAAAGAAGTAAAAAAAGATAATTCAAAAGGTATTCTTAAAGAATATACAGAAATATTTAAAAAAATTAATTGTCAGGATGCTTGTAAGTTTGAAACATTGATTAACCTTTTTGAAAAGTTCAACAATAAAGTACGATCAATAAAAAACTATCCTGATAGAGAATTAAAAAGACCTTTTATCTTTAATTGGAGCAAATCAAAATTTGTTTTTCCTTGTGAAAACTTCGTACAATTTGAAGAGGATTTTTTACAATTTTTTAAAAAAATGAGTAGAAAAAAAGCTTATCTTTTTGATTTAACCAAGGTATAATATCCCAATATTTAGGGAGAATAAAATGCAACAACTAATCAAATTAAGTCAAACGTCAAAATTAAATTGTTTTTCTTTTGGTCTTGATGCTCGTGAGTGTATAACAGGGCAAAAACTAGCCAAGAAAAAAAATACAACGTGTTCAAAATGCTACGCACTCAGGGGCAATTATAATTTTTCAAGCGTAAAAAAAGGAAAAAAAACTAATTTAAATCATCTTAATGCTAAATATTTTGTGTATGTCATGACTTACCAATTGCAAAGCCTACGCCTTTTCAGGTGGTTTGATAGTGGGGATTTACCACATTTTAAATCCTTATTAAAAATTGTTGAGATTGCAAAAAATACCCCTCATTGTAATCATTGGTTAGCAACTAGAGAAATTAAGTTTAAAGTAAAATTAGATAAAATGGTTGAAAGTGGAAAAATCAAACTTCCAAAAAATTTAATGATTAGGTATTCAAGCCCAGAGATTGACGGAAAACCTTTAAAAACTCAAAAATATACATCAACAGTCCATAAAGATAAAAAACCAATTGGATTTATTTGCAAAGCCCCTTCACAAGGTAATAAATGCCTCGATTGTGTTGCCTGTTGGGATAAGAGAATAAAAAATATTTCTTATAAATTGCATTGAAACCTGAAAATAAATTTAAATCTAAAATCATAAAAAATCTTAGTGCAAATACTTTTGCAATAGAAACATATTTAAAATTTGGTCTTCCTGATATTTACGGATTTTATAAAAATAGTTCCTTTTGGCTTGAATTTAAATGTAGCAAGATGAAAAAAATTAATATCTCACCTTTACAAATATCTTGGAATTATAAGCACTTTGAATATAACCCCATTAATTTTTATATAGTAGAGAGCCTTGAAGCAAGAAGCTTTAAACTCTTCAGGGGAAATCAGGGAAAAGACCTTTTAAAAATAGGCTTTGATCTTGAGCCGTGCCTCATGCATCTTGAACCAAGAAGCGAAGACTATAAAAAACTAGATAATTTTCTTAAATCGTTATAAACTCCCAATTAAAAGGGAGAATAAAAAATGCAAGATATAATATTAAAAAATGCATTGGTTGAACTAGGTTTGCCTCAAGAAGAGGTATCTATTGCGATTAATGATTTCAAAGAAGTACAGATGAAAGATCAATGGAACAAGGAATATGATTGTCTTGATAGTGATGATTGTAATTGTCCTGAGTGTGAACAAGACGGATTGGCTCACATTGTTGGCGAGGCTCGTGCCATGTTTGGTGATAATGTTCCTGATGCTTTTGATCTTTTATATTCAAGACTTGAGCATTACGGCAAAACTCATATTAAGAATTTTAACTTAGATCGTTTCACGGCTCAGGTTAATTTGGCTGATGTTAATTATAAAGTTAGAAATGGAGAAGCATAATGGGATTATGTTTTGACGATCATTTATTATCTGATGAAGCTTTAAAAATATATCATCAACCATTATATGGTTTTTTCAGATGTTATGGAGCGTACATTTGTATGACATTATTGGGTTTACAAGTAAGCGTGATTAATGATGAAACTATTCCTGAGATTAAAAAACGTGAAGAGATACTTAATGCTATTAGTGATGATAATAAGCCTCAGGAATCTTTTATTAATTGGGAATTGTTTAAAGGTTTAAGCACCAATGCTCCATTTACTTCTAGAGATATTTGGATTAGACGAGTCATCAGACCTGTTGGGGACGTGGAGCGAGACAAGTATCTTGGTAAACAAAAAATAAATAAAATCAAAAAGGATCACTACTCAGAAATTATGAAGATCAAAGGTGATCCTGCGAAGGTAGACGAACACGAGAATAAAGTTCTTGCTTATATAAAAGGGTTACCAGAAGCCTTATATGGCCAGCAACAATAAGCGTGAGGCACGATCCAAGGATCAGGGTATTAAAGCCCTGATCTTCATCCTAATATCTTTATTAATCTTTTAACTTTACTTGGGGCTAGAGCTCTGGCCCCATAATCTTCTCCCAAAAACCTCTAAAATTTAGTCGGCAATAAATGCTATTTTTTTCACCTCCAGGCATTTTTTTTAATTAGCCCTGAGGCGTGTATCTGGACACATGAACCAGGGGCAGCAGCTGCGGGTCCCTTGAGCCTAGAAAATCCAAACCTTTTTTTAAGCAACCCCCACCACCAAAAATCGGCCCACGAAAAATTTTACATACCCCTATAGCCCTAATTCACACAAACATTTACATCCCAAATCATTTGCATATACTAAGATCAATGATCAAAAGAAGATTTGATTTAAATCCTTATGAAGCTCTTGGTTGCATGGTTCGTATCAACTACGACAGTAATTACATGAAGTTTATGGAGGTAGAACATCTTATAGACCACTATCTTAAAAGTATTGTTCAGGGAAACTATCTCCTTTGGACAAGAGATAATAAACCTTTTGCCTATGCAACGTGGGTCCCTAGCCAAGAAAAAACCGAAGTGTTCCATATGGCAGCCCCCTACGGCAAAGTTTTGTACCTATGTAAAGACTTGAAAAGGTACTTAAATAAATATAAAAAAATATATAAGGTAAGTTTCATGAGACGTGACTCACGAGGCAATCTTAAACGAAATGGATATATAAATACATGGGATCAGAAACAGGAAAAAGTTCAAGGAACGCAGAGAGACAAGCAAACACCGCTGAGTTAATGTCAAACATCATGGCACCCGGTGCAGGTGAGATTTCTAAAAGGAGAGAAAAAGAATTACAAGACGCAGCCAACAAAGGTAGAGGTGTACAATTTGTTCCTGGTGATCCATATGTTGGTGGTGAAAATGTTTTCAGAATAGATCCTGCCACAGGTGAAAAGAAAAGAGTTATGCGAACAGGAACCACTGCCGCTGACTTCACAGGAAATATTATCGCAAACAAACCTACTACAGGAGAATTTTTTGGTGATATCACGAGAGGATTATTTGGTGGTCAAGCAGATGCACCACAATTCAACTTACCTGTTAAACCACCTGCTTCGACAACATCACAAGCTAACGCTCTTGTTCCCTCACTCGTAGGTTCAGGTGATGTAAACTTTGCTAACATGGCACCAGCTCCACAAAGAACACAAGGTTTAATTCCTAACGTGATTAATACAGGAGGTATCATGGGCCTTCTCATGAACACAGGCAAAGACCTTTTAGGAAAAGGTAAAAATATGTTTGGTCCTGCAATTCCAGATCCTGTTCCCACAGGAAGTCTATCTAATCTGTTTGGTCCTGCAATTCCAGATCCTGTTCCCACAGGAAATATATTTGATTTATTTAGAGGTATGGGGAATCAACCAGTAGGCAGGGTTGTCCCTGAAGCAAGCGTCATGCCTCAAGAAGCAGTAGGCATTGAATCTATTCCCGATGCAACTGATACACCCGCATTTAAAGATTTAACTCCACAAGATATTTTAAAACAACCTTTAGAAAGCCTTGCTGAAATTCAGGATGTATTTGAACAAGGTGCATTAGTGGACGATATTTTAAGATCTGATTTTATGGAATCTTCAGGTGGAAAAGGAAGTAAAGAATTTTTACAAATGACAACAACCCCTTTTTATAATAAATACAGAGAACTTTCTGAACAATATCCTGAATTATATCAATCTGTATTTCCACAAGGTAGAGTAGTATTTGCCACTAGTTAGTGATTCATGGCTCACGCCTCATTAAACACAGCTCCTAGAGAACAATTAGAACAAGAACTCATCGCAGAGAAGATGCGATATCTCGATCATTGTGAAAAAAAATTTATTCCTTTCGTCAAACACGTTTGGCCCGAGTTCATTGATGGCAAACATCACAGACAGATAGCAAAGAAGTTTGAAGATATAGCAAAAGGAAAGATAAAACGTTTAGTGGTTAACATGCCACCTCGACATACAAAATCAGAATTTGCTTCCTATCTTTTTCCTGCATGGATGATTGGAAAAAATCCTAAATTAAAAATAATTCAAACCTCCCACAACTCGGAACTCGCTACACGCTTCGGTAGAAAGATGAAGAATTTGGTAGATGATAGTTTGTACAATCAAATATTTCATAATGTCCAGATTGCAACTGACAGTAAAGCGTCAGGTCGTTGGGAAACGAATCATGGTGGTGAATACTTTGCTGCGGGTGTGGGTGGAGCGATTACTGGTCGTGGTGCAGATTTACTGATTATTGATGATCCCCACACGGAACAAGATGCAATGTCCGATACAGCAATGGACAATACCTATGAGTGGTATACTTCTGGTCCTCGTCAGCGTTTGCAACCAGGGGGAGCTATTGTTGTGGTTATGACACGATGGAGCGAGAAAGATTTAACAGGACAATTAATAAAAGCTCAGGCAAAAACTGAAAAGGGAGATAAGTGGGAAGTCATTGAGTTCCCTGCAATCATGCCTAGTGGTAATCCTATCTGGCCTGAGTATTGGAAGATTGAAGAATTAGAAAAAGTAAAAGCAGCTATTAGTGAAAGTAAATGGCAAGCTCAATATCAACAACAACCCACCAGTGATGAAACAGCTATTATCAAAAGAGAGTGGTGGAAGAAATGGACAAAGCCTAGTGTCCCGCCTTTATTACACATCATTCAAAGTTATGACACAGCCTTTAGTAAAAAAGAAAGTGCTGACTATTCTGCTATTACAACATGGGGCGTGTTTCAAGATGATGGCATGTTAGGTCCCAGTTTAATTATGATGGATGCACAAAAAGGAAGATGGGACTTTCCTGAACTCAAACGTATCGCATTAGATAAGTACAAAGAATATAATCCTGACAGTGTGATCATTGAAGCAAAAGCATCAGGTATGCCTTTAACACAAGAATTAAACAGATTAGGAATCCCAATATCGAACTTTACACCTAGTAGGGGTAATGATAAGTTGACAAGAGTTAACTCCGTTTCACCTGTATTTGAATCAGGAAAAGTTTACTACCCTGAAGGATACGAGTGGGCTGAAGAAGTGATTGAGGAATGTGCAGCGTTTCCTTACGGAGAATATGATGACTATGTGGATAGTATGACACAAGCAGTGATGAGATATAGACAAGGGAATTTTGTGTTGTTAGATGATGACTACGAAGCTCCCCCAAGAGATTATAAGGAATACGAGTATTATGGCTAACTTAAAAGATATTCTAGCAAAAGTAAAAAAAGGTGTATTGGATACAGGGATTAATATTCCAACTGCTGGAGGAGGAACTTCTCAAACCACTTCTAGTAGAGTGGCATCAACCTATCGACTTCCCCCTGGAGGAACAGAACAAGTGTTACGTGCTAGTACAACTACACCAGGTGTCATGCGTTCAGGAACAATTTTAAATGTGACAGATTCTTATAAGAAAAATATTTTAGGACTTTCTCCTGGTGAGTTACTGGTAAACGTAGAAGAAATGCAACTTGATAAATTTAAATCTAAACGTGTTCCTCCTATGGGTTATGAATTTGTAGATATCAAACCTTTCAGACCAACAGAAATGACTTTTAAAGATTGGTACACAGATACTTATAAAAAAGATGTTATTAGAACTCCAAAAGATTTAGCAGAATACAAATATTTCAACAACCAACAATTTTTGAAAGATATGAATCAGGGAGGGGACCTTGCAAAATTAAAAGGTGGAACTGGTTTAGGATACAGAACCTATACTAAAGATGCTTTGAATAAACTTGCTATTGATAAAGGATATGTTTTAGCACTTCCAGATGTTCCAGGTGGACCAAAGACTCAAAGTTTAGAAAGATTTGTTGGTCAACAATTTGATGCAATTGATAAGGCTCAAGTTTCTGATATTAAATTTGGTCCAATGATTGAACAATTAAAAAAAGAGGATCCAAAAAAATATAAAATATTGACCAAAAACTTTGGCAAAGAAAGAATAAAATTTGCAATGGAATCCGTTGTAGATGGAGCCTCTGTTGATGCTGTTTCGAAAGCAAAAGAAGAGCTAGGAGATAAATTTGATTTTAATTCTCCTGCTACAAAGAAAGCTATTGCGAGTAATTTTAAAACATTACTAAGAGGTGCACTATGGGGACCTGCGGGTGTCATGGCAGTAATTACTGAAGGACTAGCTGCGGGAGAATTAAATCCTGAAGATCAAAGTTTAGAAACAAAACAAAGAATTGAAAGTGGTGAAGTTTATACCGAGGATGAACGATTACAAAGAATGATGTATCGTGAAAATCCTGAAGTAGCTAAGTTGATTAGAGAGGGAGCAGATTTATCTCCTAGAATTCAAGGAATGGATCCTTTAGGATTGATGAAACCAAAGAAGAATAAAAAGGTAGATAGTACAAAAGAAACAGGTATTATGACAATTGATGAAGTATTCAAATAAAAAAATTATTAGTAAACCAAAAGTAAGAATAGTAAAGCCGAGAGGATTTGAAAGAATGATGCCACAAAAAAGACCAAGAACGAGGATAAGCTAATGGCTGTTGACAAAAGAATTTCATATGAAGATATTAAGGATAGCTCTATTGAAGTAGAGGGTGAGATTCCACAAGATATCACTATTGACGAAGAGATAGAAACAACTGACTTTGAAGAAGATGCAACAGGAGCCATGGTTCCTAGTAAACCTGAGCTAGCTCCCGTATCATTTAATTCAAATCTAGCAGAATATTTAACAGACCAAGATTTAGATATGATGTCTATTGAGCTTCTTGGAGATATCACCGATGACAAAACATCAAGAGAAGATTATTACGAAACATATGTAAAAGGTTTAGATCTTTTAGGATTTAAACTACAAGAAAGAACTCGTCCTTTTAGAGGAGCATCCTCTGTAACACATCCTGTTTTAGCAGAAGCAGTGACACAATTTCAAGCCCAAGCATATCGTGAACTTTTACCTGCGGGTGGACCTGTTAAAACAAAGATTATGGGAACTCCAAGCCCTGAAGTAGAAGAACAAGCAGATCGTGTAAAAGATTTTATGAACTATCAAATCACAACAGTGATGAAAGATTATGATCCTGAGACAGATCAAATGTTATTTTATCTACCATTAGCAGGATCAACATTTAAAAAGATTTATTATGATGCTGTTTTACAAAGAGCAAAAGCAGAATTTGTTCCCGCAGAAGATTTAATTGTTCCCTATCATGCATCAAATTTAGAACAAGCTGAAAGAGTTACTCATGTTATCAAAATGAATGAGATTGAGTTAGAGAAGAAGAAAGCTTTAGGTCTATATCGTGATGTAGAATTACAACCTCATGATGACACCAGTAATATTCAAGATAAGTATGATCAAATCGATGGCACAAAAGCAACTGCTTATAAATCTGATGAATACACTTTGTTTGAATGTCACTGTTATTTAGATATACCAGGATTTGAAGATGCAAACGGAATGAAGCTTCCTTACATTGTCACTGTTGATGAGGGATCAGGTAAAGTTTTATCTGTCTACAGAAACTTTGACGAGAAAGATCCTTTAAAGAAAAAGAAAGATTACTTTGTACATTACAAGTTTTTACCTGGGCTAGGTTTTTATGGCTATGGATTAATACACATGATTGGTGGATTATCCAAAACCGCAACACTTGCATTAAGACAGCTTCTTGATGCAGGAACCTTGAGCAACTTACCCGCAGGTTTTAAAACAAGAGGTTTAAGAATACGTGATGACGATCAACCCTTACAACCAGGTGAATTCAGAGATGTGGATGCACCAGGAGGATCTATTCAAGGTTCTTTAATTAATCTTCCTTACAAAGGTCCCGATCAAACCCTTTTTCAACTTCTTAATTTCTGTGTCGGGGCTGCAAAGAATTTTGTCAGTGTAGCAGATGCAAAGATTGCTGACATGGGTTCAAACAATCCTGTTGGCTCTACAATTGCTATGTTGGAGCGTGGTTCAATGGTCATGTCTTCTATTCATAAAAGATTACACTATGCACAAAAAGAAGAGTTTCAGTTATTAGCTCAGGTATTTAAATTATTCCTACCTCCTATTTATCCTTACGCAACTTCAGGTGCTAATATGATGGTCAAAGTGACAGACTTTGATGATCGTGTAGATGTCATTCCTGTATCTGATCCAAATATTTTTTCCATGGCTCAACGAGTTGCATTAGCACAACAACAATTACAATTAGCTCAATCAAATCCACAGATCCATAATGTAAGAGAAGCGTATAGAAGAATGTATCAAGCTTTAAATGTTCAAAACATTGATCAAATTCTTCCCCCTCCTCCTCAACCAGCACCACAAGATCCTGCTACTGAAAACGCAAACGCTTTAAGAAGTCTTCCTATTCAAGTTTTTCCTGGACAAGAACACGAAGCTCATGTCCAAGCCCATAGATTTTTTATGTCTAGTGCTTTGGTAAAAAGTAATCCTGCTATTTTAGGAGTTTTACAAGCTCATATTAGTGATCATATATCAAGCATGGTTAGAGAAAAAGTTAATGCTGAAATTGAACAAAAGATTCAGGCACAGATTGCTCAACTACAAAGACAATTAGCACCTGAAGAAATTCAAGCCATCCAACTTGAAGCAGAAAAAATTATTGCTGTAAAGATTGCAGAAGAAACAGCTAAACTTGTTACTGAAGAGCAACTGACTTTAGATGGAGCTGGAGAAGATCCTTTAATAAAACTCAAAGAAAGAGAATTAGATCTTCGAGAAATGGATATTTTAAGAAGAGCCTCAGAAGATCAAGATCAAATGGAACTTGATAGTATGAGATTGATGCAGAAAGATCAGATTGATCAAGAAAAAGTAAAAATTTCACAAGAAAGAAATGATATCAATGCAGCAAAGGCAATGAGTAAATAATGGCTACAACAAAAAAATCTACTAAAACGTACAAACCTATCACAAAGAAAAAATTAGTTACAAAATATGGTAATATTCTGAAAGGAACTCCTTCTTCAACAGGTATGAAAAATTCTAATAAGTTCTTAACAAAAAATATAGATACAAAATCAAGGATGAACTTGATGAAAAAGAGAAGAGTATGACAAAATCTCAAAAAAAAGTTAAGAAAGTTATGAAAGAATTTAAAAAAGGTAAATTAAATATAGGAAAGTCAAAAAAACCCGTAAAATCAAGAAAACAAGCTATTGCAATAGCTTTATCTGAGGCAGGAAAATCAAAATAAAATGAAACATGAAGAACAATATAATCGATTTATGGATGAGATCATGAAACAAACAGATAAAATGTGTAAAAGTTCAGATGATCAAATTCTTGCTGCTACATCTATGATTTATTGTGCTAGAATTATATTTGAACAATTTTATGGCAAGGAAATGGCTGTTAATTTGATTGACAGTTTAGGTGGATCGAAGGTAGACTTCGACAAACCAACAATGCATTGAGGTAAAACATGGAAAAACAAAACAAAGTCGTAGACAAGGACCAATATCAGGTAACTGATGGTAAAAAGGTTCCTTTTAAGACTATGGGCAATGAACCAAGTGGTAAAACACGAGGTCAATACGCTGTTCAGGTTAAAAAGGTACCATTCAAAGGAGTATTCTAATGGATATGATTAAAAAACTTTGGAATGACCACCCAAAAAAGAAGTGGTTAATCGTAGGTCTCGTAATAGGTTGGGCACTCGCTCAATATATTTAATTAATGTTATCTAAATTATTAGGTGGATCTTTAGTAGACACTGTCGGTAAAGTTATTGACAGTGTCCACACTTCAGAGGAAGAAAAAGGTCAAATCAAAATAAAACTTCAACAATTAGAAAACGAAATTAATTCTAAACAAATGGATATTAACTTGGCTGATGCTAAGTCTACTGCTACAGGTTTTGGTGGCATGATGCAGCGGTCGTGGCGCCCCCTCATCGGGATGTCCTGTGCGTTAGCGATATTGTGGGAATTTGTATTAAAACAATTTATTGTTTTTATTTTAGCTGCTTTCAGCATTCAACATAACCCTCTTCCAGAGCTTGACATGTCGACTTTATTTCCACTCGTCACAGCTTTGCTCGGAATGTCTGGGCTTCGCTCTTGGGAAAAAAGTAGGAAAATTACTAAATAATGTGTGAAGGTTGTGATAATCTTTGTCTTAAATGTGAATCACAATTATCTTTATGTGAAGGATGCGGTTGTCTTTGCCATTGCGGACAATCTTGTATAGAATGTGGTCACGTAGGATGTAGACATGGTAATAACGAGGAATCAAATGAGCAAAACAACAAGCACGCCAAGGAAGAGCAAATCAACTGTTAACAAGGCTGGTAATTATACTAAGCCTGGAATGAGAAAAAGTTTATTTAATCGTATTAAAGCTGGAGGAAAGGGTGGAAACCCTGGACAGTGGAGTGCAAGAAAAGCACAGATGTTAGCTAAACAATATAAAGCTAAGGGCGGTGGCTATAAAAGCTAATGGCCTTAAAAAAATCACAGAAAAGTTTAAAAGACTGGGGTAAACAAAAATGGAGAACTTCCTCAGGTAAACCTTCTAAGGGAAAAAGAAGATATTTACCTGATGCTGCTTGGAAATCACTTAGCCCCGCTGAAAAAGCAGCTACAAATAGAGCAAAAGCAAAAGGAGATAAGAAAGGAAAACAATTTGTTAAACAACCTAAAAACATTGCTAAGAAAACTTCTAAATTTAGATAAAGCAAAGGATGAGCATTCTGAATATTGGGGGATAGGATCATGATTGAAATAAATAATACACTTCGTGAGCGAGTTCGTTTACATGAAGGCTATAGGGATCATGTCTATCTGGATAGTTTAGGAAAAAAAACTGTGGGTATAGGCCATCTTTGTGTTGAAGACTTTTGGGAAGAAGACAAAAAATATGAGGAAGAATTTTTATTAGACATTTTTGAACAAGACTTAGTTGAAGCATGCACTAATGCAGATGAACTAATTGAGGATCGTTGTCCTGATAATGAATTACCTTTAGACATACAGCATGTCTTAGTGGAAATGGTGTATCAATTAGGAATTGGAGGTGTAGGTAAGTTTAACAATATGTGGACTGCTCTGAATAATGCAGATTATTATACGGCCTCACAAGAAATGAAGGACTCACGATGGTGGAAACAAACCAAAAAAAGATGTGAATCTTTATCTGCTATAGTCGAGTCATTTGCTTAAATGGATATAATTAAATTTTCAGATCATTTAAGAAAGCTCTTGAAACAAAAACAAAGTGATATAAGTTTATACGTATCTCAGGGTGTGAAAGATTGGGATCAATATAATAACATGGTAGGTAAATACCATGCTTACAACGAAATGCTTGCTGAGGTCAATTCGTTGCTGAAAAGAATGGAGCTTGATGATGGAGACATCAACAACTGACAAACTTCCTACCCCTACGGGTTGGAGACTATTAGTTCTTCCTTACAAAAGAAAAGAAAAAACAAAAGGTGGAATTATTCTCACTGATCAATCTTTAGAAGAATCACAAATAGCATCAAGTATTGGACTGGTTTTAAAAGTAGGACCAGACGCTTACAAAGATAAAGAAAGATTTCCTAATGGTCCTTGGTGTAAGGAAAAAGAATGGGTAATTTTTGGAAAGTATGCTGGTTCAAGAATTAGAATTGAAGGTGGCGAAGTTAGACTTATGAATGACGATGAAATTTTAGGGGTTATTGATGATCCTGAAGATTTCCTACAATCATGATAGGAGCTAAATCATGCAAACAAATATAGAACAAGATAAAAGAGAAGATATTGAAGTAGAGCTACCGGAAGAGGTAAAAGTAGAAGAACAAGCTCAACAAGCTCAAGATTCTTCTGAACAACCTCAAGAAGAAATTAAGGTTGAGGAAACTCAGGATAATAAAGATGAAGTTGAAAATTATTCTGTAAAAGTTAAATCAAGAATAGACAAATTAACCAAACGATTAAGAGAAGCTGAACGTAGAGAAGAAGCAGCGATAGCTTTTGCTAAAGGTGTACAGCAAGAAAAAGATAAAATTGCTGGTGCTTATCAAAAATTAGATAAAAACTATATTGATGATCTCTCTAAATCTGTTGAAGATAGATTAGGTAGTGCAAAAGAAAAATTAAAAGCTGCTATTACTAATCGAGATGTTGATGAACAGATTTCAGCCAATGAATTAATAGCAAAACTAACTATAGATAGAGAAAGAATAGCTTATTCTAAACAACAACAAGAAGAAAATGTTGATGAAAAGCCTGTAGAGACGCAAGAAGCACAACCTCAACAACCAACTACACCTAAACCTGATCCAAAAGCAGTTGAATGGGCCAATAAGAACGATTGGTATGGTGATGATGAAGTTATGACAGAATCTGCTAAAGCAATTCATCGTGAACTTATAAGAAATGGTGTTGATCCTACTTCAGAAGAGTACTATAGTGGTATTGATAAAAAAATTCGTGAATATTTTCCTCAAAAATTTACACAAGAGGAAAATGTAGAAATTGACAGTAAACCGATCCAGCCTGTTGCTTCTACCACACGCTCAAACGTAAAAAAAGCTGGTCGCAAAGTAGTAAGACTCACTCCGTCACAAGTAGCAATGGCGAAACGATTAGGAGTGCCTATCAATGAATATGCTAAATACGTGAAGGAGGCATAGATGGAAAATAAAGATGTAAAAAAGACTTCACGCTCTTCAGAGACCCGTGAAAAAACTGTTCGTAAAAGAGGTTGGGTTCCTCCATCATCACTTGAAGCCCCTGAACCACCTGAAGGTTGGCACCACAGATGGATCAGAGCTGAAACACGAGGACTTGCTGATGACAAAAATGTCATGGGAAGAATTCGTTCTGGATATGAGTTCGTTAGGGCTGACCAGTATCCAGACAGAAACGATCTACCAAAATATGAAGACGGTAGATATAAGGGCGTAATTGGAGTAGGTGGTTTGATACTGATGAGGTGTCCTATAGAAGTAAAAGAAGACCGAGAAGAATATTTCTTGCGTCAAACTCAAGGACAAAAAGAATCAGTGGAAAATGATATATATCGAGACGAACACCCTAGTATGCCTATCCAAGCGGAGAGGCAAAGTAATGTGACTTTTGGACCGAAGAATAAAAAATCTTAAGTCTAAAAGTTGGTTATTAACAACTAAGACTAAAGGAGTCAAAAATGGCAAATATAAATAGTGTATTTGGATTCAGACCCGTCAAAGGCGTAGGTGCTGGTTATACCGCTATAGGTTCTAACGAGTACTCAATCGCAAGCGGTGAATCCTCTGCTATATTTCAGGGTGATCCAGTTGTATTAAATGCAAATGGTTCTATCTCTGTAGGTTCGACTGCTGGAGCAGAGTTGATAGGGATTTTTAACGGTTGTTTCTATGATGATCCAACAACTAAAAAACCAACCTTCTCAAATTTCTATCCAGGGGGCGTAACACAAACTAACATGCAAGCTTTTGTATTCGATGATCCAAACATGCTTTTCGAAGCAAAGATTGACGATACAAATGGCGGGCAAGCACAAGTAGGAAGTAATGCAAACATTGCAACCTATGCAGCTGGTTCAACTAACAACGGTGTATCAGGGGTTTCTCTTGATGGTAGTACTTTTGCTACTTCAAATGCAGCAAACTTCAGAGTAGTAAGTTTATCTACTGATGTAGATAACAATGATTATACAGCAGCTAATGCTTCAATTATTGTTAAAATAAACAAGCACTCTTTAACTGATACTACAGGCGTATAAACAGGAGGTTAAACTATGGCAATATCAAGACAACAACTAGTTAAAGAACTAGAGCCAGGGTTAAACGCACTGTTTGGCCTTGAGTACGATAAGTACGAAAATGAACACGCTGAAATCTTTGATCAAGAAGCATCAGAGAGAGCTTTTGAAGAAGAGCAGATGCTCGTAGGCTTTGGTAACGCAAGAACTAAAGCTGAAGGTGCATCAGTTACTTTTGATTCAGCACAAGAGTCATTCACAGCTCGTTATACACACGAAACAATTGCGTTAGCGTTTGCTATAACAGAAGAAGCAGTGGAAGATAATCTTTATGACAGACTGTCAGCAAGATATACTCGTGCACTAGCTCGATCAATGGCTTATACAAAGCAGATCAAAGCAGCTGATGTGTTAAACACTGCTTTTGCAGCAGGTGGAGCAGCAGGAACTAATCCTGGTGGTGATGGTGTGTCACTTATTAATACACAACACCCAACAGCATTAGGCGGTGATTTCTCAAACAGACTTGCTGTTGACGCTGACCTCAACGAAGCCTCATTAGAGCAGGCATTGATTGACATCTCTCAGTTTGTTGATGAAAGAGGACTATTAATTGCAACTAGAGGTAGAAAACTGATTATTCCAGTTCAATCTCAATTTGTAGCTGATAGAGTCTTAAGCTCACCAAACAGAGTAGGAACAGCAGATAATGATATAAATGCATTAAGGAATATGAATATGATTCCAGAAGGTTATGTAGTAAATCACTACTTAACTGATACAGATGCATTCTATATTAAAACTGACTCTCCTAATGGTTTCAAGCATTTCGTAAGAACTCCATTAACAACTGCAATGGAAGGTGATTTTGAAACAGGTAATATGAAATACAAAGCAAGAGAAAGATATAGCTTCGGCTTTTCAGATCCTCGTTGTGTATTTGGTACATCTGGTGCATAATAAATAATCCTTTCAAGGTAATTTAAGGGGCGGTTGTCTTTGACTCCGCCCTTTTTTTATGCAAAAATAAAACTTTATTAACCCTATGACCCTTCGGGGACTATTAACAAAAGGAGATAGACATGGGAACAACTACATTTTCGGGTCCAGTAAAAGCTGGAACGATTAAAGACACAATAGGAACCACTTTAGGAACTAATGTAAAAAACACTGGTTTTGTTGTAATGGCACAATCAGCAATTGTTGATGTTATTGGTGCTTCTCACTTAAACCAAGTGATAGCAACAATTCCTGCAAACTCACAAATCACTGATGTGGTATTAAATGTAACCACAGTAAATAATGACTCTGGTGCTGCAACTGTTTCAGTAGGAACGATAGATGATGCTAATGCTTTTATTGACGCTGCAAACGCTAAGGCATTAGGTACTACTTATGGTACTCTTGACACGGAAGCTACAAATATTGGCACAACTGATATTCAAGTGGTAGCTGATTTTACAGGAGCTAGTGGCGATGCAACAACAGGTGCTGCAACAGTGACTGTGAAATATTTACAAAATAATTCAATAGCACTTGCTGGCGATGTACCTGCGTAAGGAGTAAAATATGTTAAATTTTAGATCTGCTAAAGTAACTGGAACAGGTGATGTCACTACTGGCTCAGCCAGACTAATTGCAATCCATGCCGTTTGTGGAGGCACTGCAGGTAGCATAGTATTGAAAGACTCAAGCACTGGTGCAACTTTGTTGGATCTAGATACTCCTGCTTCTGCTACTACAGTAATTGACACATATATTGGAGATTTTGGTATGAGATTTCAAAAAAATATTCATGCCACATTAACTAATGTTACATCACTTACTTGTATCTTTGGATAATGGCTGATAAGCAACCACCAAAAACTAAAAAATATTTCCGCTCCACAAAAAGTGGGGCGGGAATGACTAAAGCAGGAGTTGCTAAATATAGAAGAGACAATCCTGGTTCTAAATTAAAGACAGCAGTCACTGGAAAAGTGAAGCCCGGAAGTAAAGCTGCAAAGAGAAGAAAATCTTACTGTGCTAGATCTGCTGGTCAAATGAAACAATTTCCTAAAGCAGCTAAAGATCCAAATTCAAGACTAAGACAAGCGAGGAAAAGATGGAGATGTTAAATAATAATTGTATAGCATGTGGATGTAATCCTTGTATATGCGATGATGAATGTGATAGTTGTGGTGCGTAATGAAACAACTTGCAATTATATTATTCTTTTTTACTGCAATAGCAGTGGCAACGGACACAAGAGCAAATACCAACACCGTATCCTCAACAGTTTTAAATAACTCGCCTTCAACAGCAAGCGCACCGACTATTCTCAATAATAATAATGATATTTGTAAAGTTGGGATTGGAGGAAGTGTGCAAAATAATATTTTAGGAGTAGCTACAGGTTACGTCATCACAGACGAATTTTGTGAGCGTGTTCGCACCAGTAGGGCACTTTATTCCTACGGTATGAAAGTCGCTGCGGTGAGTCTACTATGTCAAGACCATCGTACTTGGACAGCCATGACAGATGCAGGAACCCCGTGTCCTGTACAAGGTTTGATTGGAGCGGAAGCTGCCGCTTATTGGGAAGAAAACCCAGAGGAGATCCCTGAGGGCTCTCGATATAGAGAAGAATATCTAACAGCAAATAAACCAGAAACAGAGGAGTTTACAGATGTACAAAACGTTGCTCTTTACAAAGCTATGCTTGTTGTTCTTACTGGTATCATTTTATTCTAAAGCAGACTGTCTACCTGATACTGAAGGACTTTGTACTCCAGGAGTCACAATCACAGAAGATACACAAATTGACAAAATAGAAGAAGATAAAGGTACAGAAATTGTTACAACAACAACGACTACCAAAACCACAACAACAGTAACAGTCACTAACAAAGATTCTGGTAATGTTTTAAACTTACCTGATATGTCTCAAGATTGGGGTGGTGAAGGGCCTGCTAGTATGCGATCAGGAAATGCTTGTTACGGATTAGGCACAGATACATGTGCAGAGATTACAGGTAGTGGAAACACAACTTCTAATATGGGAGTTGAAGGTATGGGAACAACCTTTATTCAAAATGTTAATCTATCAGATTTACAAATAGATAAGGGTGGTCAAGTTAAATACTCAATTGAGGTAGATAAGCAGGATGCTGAAGATAGAATATACATGCACATTACAGGGCTTAACGGAAGTAGCCAAGTCTTTACAGGAACTGATATCTTGTCTGAATCTGGAATATCAAGTGGATACCAGTCTTATGACGGCACTTTCGATTTCAGTGGCGTTTTAAATAGAGTCACCATAGAAATTGGTGGACGTGATGTCAATCTAGCGGTAGGACCAGTCTTTGATTCAGTATCTCTTAACGTGTTCTATAATGTTATCGACACCATAATAACACAGCAGATAACTTCAGTAGAAGAAATAGTTTATTTGAATTTATTTAATTCAACAGAGTTAGATTTTGCAGAGGAAGTATTTGAGTTTAATGATATTACAACCAATGATGAAGGTAATATAGAATTTGCACCTATAGAAGAAGAATACGAAGAAGTCACTTATGAAACTGTTGAAATAGAAATGGTAGAACTAGAATTAGATTTTAAAGCAGAGATTCCAGAGATTGAAATGGAAATGCAAGAATTAGAGATTGAGCTAGAATTAGAAATGGAAATGGAATTAGAGTTAGAAATTCCTGAACCTGAACCTGAAGTTGAAACTGTAGAAGAACCCAAAGAAGAAGTTGAAGAAATAAAAGAACCTGAGGAAGCACCTAAAGAAATAGAAAAGGTTGAAGAGGTAGAAGAACCCAAGGAAGAGCCTAAGAAAGAACCTAAAAAAGAAGAGCCTAAGAAAGAACCTACTGCTAAAGAAAAAGCAGCAACTAAAATAGTTAAAAAGATTGATGACAAAGCAAGATATGATGATGCTGCTCAAACAAAAACATTGATTGTCATGCAAATACTAGGTAATACAAAATCGTTTTTTGATACTCAGTCATACATACAAGACACAAACGTTACTGAATATTTAAAGAAGACAATAGAAGACCAGTATGGTATGTTGTTCGAAATGGCACAGGAAAATACAATTCAGGAGATGATAGATGCCCAGTATTGAATATTCGGGTTTAAAGGTAAGTGGAGGTAAAGCTTTCGCTATTCTTACACTATTAGGTGCCCTAGGTAGTGGTGCTTGGGCAGTCTTTGAATTTTGGAAAAATTATCAAGACCTAACCGCCAAAGTTTTGGAGTATACAGCTCCCGATCTATCTAAATATGATGAAGAAATAGCAGTTTTAAAATCAGAACTAGATATAATATTGGACGAAATTACCATAATCAGTGATGTGGCACGTGATATGCGTCC